ACAGACCAAAGGCGATTTCTGCAGTTCGGGTATCCGTGGCAGGGGGTTGATCCCTCTTACACTCGAGACCCGTTCACAGCGTTTAGCGCCCACTCCTTCAAGAGTGGGACTATACGGTCAGATCATAAGGCTCCGACGGATTACAAACGTGTCATTGTGCGGGTAACACAAAATATCCCGCATAAGGGTACGTACGTGATCTATCAGGACGACAAGGATCCTGCATATAAATATGTGCAGGAGCGGATCGACTATCTCTTGAGAGACTATAGTCTCTTTGAGGTCGTTCCCCCAGCTCGCTTTCTAAGCGATCTGGATAATTGTCGAGCTGAATCACTGACGAATGCGCGTGCCCGACTTAAGGAAGGGCGCGTGACAAACGGCAGTGACCTGGCGCAAGCCAGGCAGACAGTTAATATGATATCCCAAGATGTCTCCAGAGTCCTAAGGGCTCTGTTGGCACTCCGTAGAGGTAATGTGCTGGAAGCAGCACGTACTCTCGGTCTTTCTTGGAAAAGAGGGCGAAATGGATCTATATCCGACCTCTGGTTGGAGATGCAGTATGGGTGGAAACCCTTGCTGCAGTCGATTCATGACAATTCCGAGCTTCTTAAGAAAGGATTCCCTGAAAGGGGCGTCTCACTTAAGTCGTTTGCCCAGCGAAAGACGACATACTCTGAAACGTTTCAACGTGGCAGAGACATGATATCTATCGAGTGCCGTGGTGGTGTTCGCACCGCTTATACGGCCCTGGTCCGGAATCCTGGTTTGGCTCAAGCAGATATGTTTGGCCTGACCAACCCCGCTGAAGTTGCTTGGGAGTTAATTCCCTTTAGCTTTGTCGTTGACTGGTTCATTCCAGTTGGCAACGTACTTCAGTCATTAACCGCAACTGCGGGCCTCGATTTTGCGAACGGATATACCTCTAGTCGGCATCAAACCGATTTTAAGGTGAACAGACAGGGAGGAGGTTCGCTGGTGATTTCATACTTCTCTTTCGAGAGGTTTAGTCACTCGACGTTCCAACTTCCTGAGCTCTACGGAGCTCGGAATCCGTTCTCAACCGCTCATGGGCTTAACGCCCTTGCGCTACTTGGTCAGATGATTTGATAGTTATCTAACCAGGCCCGGGAAGGACAATAGTGTCCAGCCCAAAACCTTCGTCTGCTATACAACAGACGGAAATGGAAGCACTAATATATGCCTCAATTCCAGCCTGTGACCATCAAAGATGGTCAGAACCCGCCAGTCGCGCACAGCTTCAAGCCGCGTGAGATCAATGGTGGGGTTGCGACTCTGATCGAGTCGACCGGCATCCCCCTCGGGGATCGCCGTATCACGATGTCGGTGAACCGGACTTCCACTGGCCGCGTAAAGCTGGTCATGAAGTTCACGTTCCCGGTGGTGGATAACGCCGTAGTCAACGGCGTTTCGAAGGCCACCATTCTTCGGACCAACTACGCCGAAGTCAACTTCAACTTCGATTCGACCTCGACCGCTGCAGAGCGTGCCGATGTTGCCTCGCTGGTGAATAACTTCTTTCTTGGCGTGAACAATCCGATGATTGGGGCCGTCGTCGTGGATCTCGAGGGCATCTACTGACGTGACGCCATCACTCCTCGGAGTCGGTCTCGGGTTCGCCCGAGGCCTCCTACGTGGTGCGAAGGTTTCTAGTCAGCAGGCACCTTCCCTTATTGGGGATGATGTTATGCACTCGACTGGCGCTGGAGAGCGGACTACGTTGGCACTCTTTATGTGTGTCACCGTGATTATGCTCTCATTCGTCTGGCTCGGCAAGTATGACCGAGACAACTCACATGAAGGATTACCTCATGCGACCTCCACGGAAAACCGCATCGTCCTCAGGACTGAAAGCGGTCCCACCCGAAGTGACGTCAATGTTCCGCGAGCGTATTATGGCCCTTCCGGGGTCAGTGAAAACTGACCACTTAAAGGCCTCGATATTCTCAGAGTACGTTGACGAGTCGACTGACCCTGCGGATGTCCGCAGGGTTCGAGCCATCAACAAATGGCTCGCGACCGAACGAGAGAACGAAGCGACCAATGATCGGCTTCTTTTAACCCCCGAGGAATATAATATTCTACCTCGGGTGCCGTTCAATCGTTTCGTTAACTTTTGTCGTAATCTCATCGTAGAAATTATCGGTGAGACTGCTTCTGTTGACTCCCTTATTGGGGCGTTTTCAGGAGGCGCGTCGACTTCCAGGTCACGTACTGAAAGCCATCCGGCAAGTAAGTACCTCGGGAAAGCAGACGTCACCGGACCCGCCTGGGAAGTCTTCGAGGATCTCCTCGATGAGATACCAGGATGGGATCTTGTGTCGGCCGACACGGTTTTCCGTGTTGTCCGCGGTAACGTTATGTTTACCGTTCCCAAGAAAACCGATATTGATCGTTGTGCTTGTAAAGAGCCCGACATTAATATGTGGCTTCAAAGGGGAATCGGTACCTATTTCGATAGGTGCCTACGCCGAATCGGCATAAACCTCCACGATCAGTCGAGAAACCGATCGTTGGCTCGGCTAGGGTCCATTACTGGCGAGTTAGCTACACTTGATCTCTCAAGTGCAAGCGATTCCGTCAGCCGTGGGCTTGTAGAATTACTTCTACCCGAGTGCTGGTTCACCCTTCTTGACTCTGTTAGGAGTCCCGTCACCATTATTGATGGTGAGGAGCACAGGAATGAGATGTTCTCTTCAATGGGTAATGGTTTTACGTTTGAGCTCGAGAGCTTGCTCTTTTACGCTCTTGCGCGGACCACGACCTACTTCAGAGGGATCTCAGGTATCGTTTCTGTTTACGGGGATGATTTAATCGTCCCCAGTTCCAGTTACGACTATTTCGTTTGGGTCCTCAGTTACTTCGGTTTCCAGGTTAACACCAAGAAATCGTTTGCTGGGGGACCATTCAGAGAAAGTTGTGGCGGGCACTATTACGATGGAACCGATATAACTCCTTTCTACATTAAGGCGCCCATTCGGACGATCCCGGATCTCATTCAAGCGGCAAATAAGCTGCGAAAATGGGCCGAGGTCCCTGGGTTGGGTATACTTGATCCGTCAGTCGAAGCCATATGGCTTTGGTTGAAGAGTCTAGTGCCTCAGTGTCTTTGGGGTGGTGCAGATCTCCAATTCAAGTACCAACTGGTTAGCTATGACGTCCCGTCAAAGCGACTCCTGGAGGTGCGAGAAAAGGAATCCACCGGTTACGGTGGATATCTGCATTGGTTAAATACCACATGGGATCGACCGGAACTTAGAGAGGGGGTTGTAACCTCCCAGAAGGTCAAGGATGAGCATAAGAAACCTCAGCTCAGACTGAAACCTGTCCGATCGAAAGCGGTACCCTCGTTATCACACCTATTCTTACACGAATTGGCGTGACGCCGAGTATGCTACCCCGTGAGGGGTAGCGAAATCCTCCTAACGGAGGTGGGTTCCCTAGACTAACATCTAGGGCCTAGGGATAGAG